GTAAGCACAGAATTAACACGAGCCATTGCCCACTGATGTTGGGAAGTTCCAGGACGATGCCCTGTTTTATAGGCAGCTAACCCTCGTTTATATACACGAGCGAGTTGTCCTGCAGTAACTTTCTTTCCCTTTTTACGAGCAGCCTCAGCTTTATTAGACAAGGCTTTTTTAGTTTTATCTGAAAGACTCATGATTTTGTGCCAAACCTCTCTCTAAAGCGCCGTGTGTATTTAGACTCAACTGTTTTCCTTCGCTTACCTTTTTTCTTATCTGTAGAAAATTTGTACGCAGAAGGGTCACTTAGAGACTTCTTCTTGTTTCTAGCTATTTCTTTCTTACGTTTTGCTTTTTCTTTCGAAGAAAGACCCGCTAAATACTTTGCGGGAACTTTAGGTTGTTTCTTAGTCTTTTTCATGACTACAATGACACCACAACGTTACCATTGGTAGCAACACTAACTGTCCCGATACTCCCTGTTGCGCTAACTCCAGAGGTGCTTGGCGTTGAGATATTTTGCCAAGAATTACCCAAATATACTTGAAGAACGTTCTCTGTGGTATTCCAAATAACGTCTCCTTTTTCAAAGCTCAATGTATCACGATTCGCTGAGGTATATTGTGGAGTGCGATCAGGGTCAAAATTACCAACGTTTAGTTCTAACAGCCGCATTGCTCTGTTAAATGTTGGAGCCTCTACCGTAGAAGAGGCTGCTTGAGGTAATCTCCCTGGAAGTATTCTTCCCATTAACGTCTACCGTTAGGCTGAACATCCAGCCTTGTTGCGCCAATTCTAAAACCAACGCCTAACCTGTCCACAAGTTCTGCATCGTCATCAGATTCAAATCGCACCGCTGCTTGTCGCCCTCTTGCTCTTGTATCTACTTTAGTTGTTGACGGAGTAAACGAACTTGTTTGATCAGTAGTTAACGTGTCTCCTGGAAAATTACGAGCTTTCAAAACTAAATTTATTTTTTGTGTACCGGAAGAATCTCCAGTGAATTTAACGTCTGGAATACACCGTCTAATAAACTGGAACTGTTCTCCGTCTCCAATATCAAAATCAGCGCTCTCAATAAAGACGTTACTCATCGGAGAACCATCGTCATCGAATCCTGTTTCATGTGAGTATAGATAAGCAGTGTCGCTATCTTTTCCTGCTGCTCTAGGAAACGAAACTAAACCCTCATCTAGCCACGCTGTTCTTGAAAGTTCTCCAATAGACCATGTATTTTCTACATAGTTATAGGTAACGTACCTATCTATAACAGTGTTTACACCTGAGCAATAAAACCAACCAACTTCATCGAACTGTTTATTTACGAACCCGAATACTTGAAACGCTTGTCCCTCGTTAAGGTTATCAAAAACAAAAGCGTGAACGGTACAAGGGACAGGTTGCACTGATCCGTTGTACATATAAAAGCCTTTTTTATCCATCCAGAAGATGCCGTTAGGACTGTTTATTGCGGCGTTAGGCCCAATGAGGCTAACCCCTTCGTTTAATAAAACAAGTCCAAACGTATTCGGTGGGCCAATAAACTGTAAGCTGTATAAAGCAACATCAGTCCAAATTAGTGTTTCTTGTCTCGCTCTAAGTCCCCCGATTATTTCTGAGCCAGCAGAACAACGTAACGAACCAGCGGTATTAGTAGCCAAAGGTTCCCACTCGGTAGCATTTTCTTGATCAGAAAACGCAATTAATAGCGGGTCGATGGTACCGCTTCTTGAACCACCACTTATCGGGTCTGCTCCTAACACAATAACGTGTCTATCAATATCGGAAACTAAAACCTGCAGCCCTTTAGTTGGGGCAAGGTTAGCCCCTGCTAAAGAAGATAAAGCGACCGCTCGCGTGTTTAGACCACTGGTTTTATCCCAGTAATAAATACTTCCCGCACGAGGATTAGAAATTAAATCCTCCCCAAAGTTGTCCATCGACCATAAACGTAGCTGGTTTGCATCTCCTAATGACGTTGTAGAACCCCATGTTCCAGAACTCCATGTACCTACCCCCCAACCTGTTCCGTCGACGAAAACATCTAGGCCGGAGTTAATCTGATAAGTGCCAACCACACTGCTGCCACCATTACCAGTGTCACTGCTATTTGCAGTAACCTCTGTTCCACTGGTGTCTTTAGCAATAATAGTGAAGGTGCTTGCAGTTGGGACTGTTTGTACTTGGTATTCTTGGTTCAATACCTCTGCAGTAATGTTTCCACCTAAACTAGCTGCACCAGAAAAAGTAACGAAATCACCGTTTACTGCTCCATGTCCAGTATCCGTAACTGTAATCGTGCTTGATCCATTAGTCGCAGCAAAAGTTACATCTCCCGCGCTGGTCGTTTCGCGTATCGGGGTTATATCGTTATAGCTTGTGCCTTCCTGTATATAAAGTTTAAATCGTGTACCTAGTCCAAGGAGTTTCGTACCATCTAAATCTACCCAGCCATGAAGCTTTCTGCCTGTTCCCTCATACGAAGTTTCAATATATTTTTGCCAGCCACCTATTTTCTCTGGTAATCCTTTACGAAACCGAACTAGGTTAGAATCAAACCATCCTCCCTCTGCGGAGTAATCGGTTCCCTCTTTATTGATCCCAGGATTAAATATATATTTTTGAAGGGCCATTACTGGTAATCTCCAGTGCGGATCATCTCAGTTACTTCTACAGCGCGGTTACCTACTTGCTGACTCCAACGTGAGTCCATGAATTCATCCGCTGCTATATCAAACTGTTCACGAGACATGGCTTCTAAAGCCTTTACAAAACCACGTAAACGTGTCAGACCAAGATTAAAGCATATGTCAACCATCGCGTCTTGTCTTGCATCATTAAGCGCAGGAAACCAGAAATAGGTATCTGTAAGTTCCTGCTTAACACGAGTTATGTCGTTGATTAACAAAAAGTCTATCTCGTCTTCAGTTAAGCCAAGACCGGACTCTGCGATATTACGCCCCACGCCAATGGTTTCATACCCTGCACTACACAGATAAACATGGCTACGCACTCCCTCATGGCGTTTTAGCATTTCAATTAGTTCATTAGCCATTATTTCTCCCGACTTACTCCCTGTACCTTTTCATATGATCTCATAGCTCCAAGACCAAGCATCCCCATCATAACTGGTACTAATAAAGTAGTGTCTATTTCTGGTACATCTACCCAGATACCAAGAATATTCGAAAGGATTGTGTTATAGAAAAGACCTAGCGCACATACCCACCCGATGCAAGGTCGCCAGCCAGCCACGAACAAAGATTTAGAAGCCGCTTCAACTTTATTTACTTCTAACTGTCCTTTAGCAAGCTCTTGAGCATGTCGCTCTGCCATGGTAGCAATTTCATGCGCTAAAGCGTTTTTCTGATCTTTATCTTCAATTACTTTATCTAGTAACTGAGTGGCTGGGCCTATAAGTGATCCGAGTATGCTCATCGTTTTGCCATATACGCTGTAGCGCCAAAGTATAGCCCTACAATACTCGCCTGACTAAGGAACAGCATATCGCTCAAAGACGCCAGAGTGGACAAACGAGACTCAGGAATGAAGGGCAGAAGTGGTAAAATAGCGTAAACCACCATACTGCTAAGACTAACCCAAGCCATTCGGCGTTGACTATCTGCTTTCTCTTCACGCAGTTCGATTTCAACAAGTTCTTGATTTCGTGCCAGTTCTTCATCAGTAACCACCCCATCCCCATCGAGATCATACTGAGCATACCGAGATTTCGGCTCTAGTTTCTTAGGACTCATCAGTCATCATCCTTTCTAACGGGATCACGAAACAGTATCTTAGTGCCTGCTTCTGAGGTAGGTATCTCCCTGACACGGCAGTAAGTTTTGAAGTAGCTATTGTTACTCAATAACTCATTGATCGCGCCTACAGACTGTGCGTTGAGCGCCTTGGAATACTCTAGGCACGAGGTCAGTTCTCTAAAGTACAACTCCTCACCCGTGGGTTGCCCACGCTCAAGAACAATCAATACAAAAATCATCATGGTCATGCGCGTATGTCCAATGAAAACTGATCTTCAACCTTTACAATAGTAGAAAGAACTTGGCCATTTTTATAGTAGTAATAGGTCTGGCTGTATTCCGTCAACGCTTCTACTTTGTCGGTGCGAGTGCGACTGATCTGATCTAAACGCAGTAGCCTGTGTATCTTGTCTTTGACCACCACCTCTGATGGTGCGTTAACGCTGTTGGGAAATACTGGTGGAACATCCATTACAGCCTCCGCTTCTGTTGAACAGCCTGCACCTTGACAGACTTCGGCTTAACAATATCCCAAGTAAGCAATTCTACATCCAGTTGGTGCGCCGTTCCCAAGACACGCGGCATCGTGTTCTGTATGTAGATCTGTGCGCCGTACCCGCACTGGCGGTGGTTGTATCGTAACCATGCCAATGCAAGGCAGTGACGGTATGCAGGAGGATCGACTAGCTCTAACATTCGCCATTCCCGTAAATCGCAAAACAGATTCGGGTTGGCGGGGTCGTACTCTAGTTCTGATTCTTCAGCATTATTTCGATCAATTGTTGGAGCTTCGCGTCGGACGCTTTCGCTGTCTCGGACTGCTCCGCCAATGAATCGACGATAGCCTCGATCTTTGTCGCATTGACTGCTGCGAGTTTTCCCGTGGCTTGGGCCTCTTGCACGGTCTTCTCAACAACAGCTTCAATACGAGCCACTTCGTCCTGTGTAGCCTGTGCTTGCGCCTGACTAGCGCCCCATACAACGGCACCCGAAAGTACAGCTAGAAATGCTGGCAACGCCCATGTTGGGACTCGGATTCCTTCATCTGACATATCAACCTCCTAAAAACTGTGGCACCAAGATGCTCACTACAATCAAACCAATGATCCACCATAGCCTATTAGATACGGTGTCCATCTTTGCTTCAAGCTCATCAAACCGCCTAGACCCACTTGCAAGGCGTTCCTCAATACGCAGGTAACGCTGCTCACATACTTGCTCTTGATCGTGACTGGGAAAC